ACCTGATTTGCAGTGGCATCACCGAAGTCGTAGCTGGTGAGCGTGTTGCCGCCCGAGGCAAAGTTGCCCGCATCTACTGTGCTGATTGGCCCCTCGCTAATCAGGAAGATTGCACGCAGCAGTTGCGAGCCACCGAGGCTGTAGATCTGTGACCACAGCATTGGGGTGCTAACGCGCACGCCGCCGTAGGTAGTTCCAGTGATAACTTCGCGCAAGGCGTAGACCACAGGGATGATGCTGCCCAGCGTGGTGATGTCTTGGGTGCTGTCGAAGCCGTAGCGCGGGGTGAAGCGTTCGTTTTCTGTACGGGCTCGGCCACCACGGGCGCGTTCTTTTAGCTGTGCAGGACGGCCACCGCCTGTATCAGGCAGCGATGGTTTCAGAAATGACGCGGCAATCTGAAAGCCGATGCCGATCACGCTCAGCGCAATAGCAATCGTTACTGGATCAATACCAGCAACTACTGCGGGCTCGGGTTGTTCTCTTGCTCGCTTGCGTACTTCCGCTACAAAAAACTGGTACTGCTCTTCCGTCAGCCCCAGCATTTCAGCCAGATAACGATCAGATGGCAGCATCAGCGAAACCTATAAAAACGAAGGCTGGGTAAGTACGAAAGTGGCACCCAGTGGACGCCGCGTCTGTGATGCACCACCAGCAGCCCATAATCCACAACGATACCGACGCCTAGTCCTGCAGGGCCGTTGCGGATTAGCGTTACCGCGTGCTCTTCAGGCTCCTGTAACTGCACCGTGGCTTCCCTCCACATCACCTCAAGCTCTTCCCAACGCTTCTGACGCGCAAGCTCGAGCCAGTAATAGTTGAACTCTGGATGCTCGATGCCTGCTTCATCGAGGATGCGCCACACCATCAGCACGCAGTCGGCTGCTTTTCCGAGCTCGGGATCGGCGCCGAACTCGTGGGGTAGGCCAATCCACTTCTTCCAGTCCATTAGCTGATCACCAAGCTGCCGGTGGTGGGTAGGGCGCCGACCAGTCCGGTGGTCAAACGCCTGCGCGGGATGTTGGCTTTCGCGGCATCGAGCGGGCTCGAAAGCTTCAAAATGATCTTCTCCGTGTCCATCTCATACTGAGCAATGCGCCACAGCTCAGTACGCACTAATACGTCGTCGGCGAAGTTCACTGGAACAAGGCTGACCGTCTTGATCTCCAGTAGCCAGCGGCTTTCTACAGACTCGGCAAACAGATTCACCGTCAGCTGATCTAAGCCCGCCACCAAGCTGGAGTCGCTGCGGTCGCCACCGCGGCTACCGGCACCGAGTGTGTAAGCAAAGGGAGCGAACTCGTAGGTCACGCCGCTGTAGATGCGCTGATCGTTGATGCTGAAGTTCTGGTACGCATAAATGGTGGGGGTGCCATCCTGCTCCAGGAAGCGGGCGTAGTTGACAAAGGCGAAAGCGTTCATCAGCCGATACCCACCCGCTTGCGTGTCTTAACTGAGTTCTGCAGGGCTGCCAAGGTGAGAGTCCTGCCGCGTTCTGCCGCTTCGGTCATGCCCTTACGGTATTCCTCGGCGGTCACATATTCAACGTTGTTGATGACCTGTGAGTTGAAGCGCACGTCCAGTGGATCTGGATTGTTGAGTGCGGCAACGGTTTCGCGTTCGCTGCGCTCGCTCATCATGCGCTCGGTTGTCTTGCTGAACGGCACCGAAGTGCTGCGAAGCGGTCCGAAGACATCCTCGCCTCTTGCTCCAGCTGCGAAGTTGGCAGCTGCGCTGCCCATCTTGCTGAATGGGATTACATATTCGGGCTCGCCACCCTCACCAATAATCGCTCTTGTCGGGCTGGTGACGTAACCACCTTCTGCAAACAACGCAAAGTCTGCTGATGTCTGTTTCCCAGTTGCACCACCAAATGCGCCGCCAATAAAGCCAACAAGCTGCTCAAGAATAAATATCTCAATTAACTTTGCAATAATTTTTTCAGCTGTTTCAAGGAAGAAGTCACCGATGTTTTTGAAGAAATCAGACAAAGCTTCTTGTGCGGATTGTGTGCCAGAGATAATTGATGTGAAGGATTGTGCAAATGCCGCACCGACCGATTCAGCGGCACCTTTAACAATGTTTGTGGTATCGGTAAGTTCGTTAAGTTGACCCTTTGCGTTTGCTATAGCGCCTTCAAGTCTTTCAATGTTTGTAGGCCCTTCGCCAGGGTCTGTAGGCTTGTCGAGTTCTCCGCGAAGCTTCTTAAGCCTTTCAAGTTTATCAATTTGTTTTTGAAGTTCATCACCTACTACGCCCTCAAGGTCAGCTCGCTGTAATGCCGCTTCAACTAAAACAATCTGGCTGTCTAAACTTCTTTTTTCATTCTCGATGACTTTTTCAAAGTTTGCTAATCTCTCAGCTTCAACGGGAAGTAAACCTTCACTAACAAGCTTGAAATAAGTTTTACCGAACTGAACTTCTTCCTCGCGAGCCAAGCGAAAACTATCAAGTGTATTTTGTATTTGCTGCTGAGCTTCTTGGTCAGCTGTAAACTTACTCAACCTACGAGCCGCTTCAAGCTGGACCAAGGTTTGTTTTCTAACGTCGTATTGAGACCTAAGGTTTCTTAGTTGCTGAACATACGTCGCATTTACCAGCTCTTTTTCTCTTTCTGTGAGGTCTTTTTGGCTTATTTGCTGCTGTGCGTTTATGAACAGTATTTTTTCTTCTAGAGCTTGCCTGGCAACCAACTGGCTCAATTCTTGCCTGTTTGCAGCGCTAGTGCCTTGCCTAATTTTTACAATTTGGACATCTGCATCTGCAGCTTTAAGGCTTTCTTGGATAAGTCCGGTTTGTAGTTTTGCCAGGCTTCCTGCTAGGCGCTCTGCTTCCCTGGCTGATTTTTCTAGTGCTTGTGCTTCCTGTCTTGCTCTTTCAGCGTTTAGCTCGTAGAGAGATTTACGTCGTGCAAGTCGCGAGTTAAAGTCAGTTCCTTTATCAATAAGTTCTTGGGCGCTTGCTACTTCAAATTCAGCTGCTATAGCAGCTTCTTTTGCTTTGAAAACTTTATCGTCCAGCAAGTTGTTACCGGCTTCCAAAGCCTCTATTTCGGCATAACCAGCGTCTACCTGCTTAAGTTTTATGCTTACTGCTTGTGCCTCAACTTGGTTTTTGTCTAGAGCTTTTTTCTCTGCTTCGGCTTGTTGTTTATTGATTTGTTTTTGTTTAGCGGCGATTTCATTCAGTGTTTTTTGAAGTAGCTCATTAGACGCAGCTGAACCAGAAAAAGTTTCAAAGGTAGGTCTTAGTCCTCTTTGTTGTTCAGGTGTTATGTTTCCTTCTCTTTGTGCTTGCCTTACTAACCTGTCCCTTTCTAAGGCGTCTGCAAAAGATTTAGTTGGGCCAGCAAACAAACCGGCAAGACCTGCGCCTACCTCTGCAAATAATTTTGCCCATTCGTTATTCAGTTGTACAACTGCTTCGCCGTACCTACTGAGATTAGCTACACCTTCACTTCCGACAATTCGATTGAGTTCGTTTTGTGTAAACAGTAGGGCGTCTTGCGTTCTGCCCTGTTCAATAAGACTATCAATGTATTTTTTCGTGCTGGTTCCTGTAATGCCAATCGCTTCGGTTAAGGCACCAAGATCGGCAGTGGCCGGATTTACAGCTCTACCAAGATCACCTGTTTTTGAGATAAGTGTGTCGATGGTTTGGCCAATAGCTGTACCAACCAATGACAAGCCGAAGCCGAACTGACCTCCAGCTAAGCCGCCAGCTGCTCCACCTAGTCCGCCACCTGCAGCTGCTCCAAGACCTTGACCAAAAAGAAGTGGGAAGGCGCCACCGATAACGGCGTTACTTAATGCTTCTCTACGTTGGGCAGATCGTTTTCTTAATGCAGCCGGAGAACCTGGAATGTCTTCGCGGCCTCCAATTGGGCTGAACCTGCCGGCCAGCAAAGCACTTTGTTTGCTTATCTGCAGTTCGCGTTCTGTTACTTTTAGACTGCGTTCTTTTGCTTGAGTTAGCTGCTGCTGTTCTCTGTTTGCATCAGCAATTGCTACAGTAGTTTGATTTTCTAGTCGCTGTAGATTACCTGCTAGCGTTTGCAGGTCTTGCCTTTGCTTAACAATACGATCGAGGACTTCTTGCCTTTTTCTTAAAATTTGTAGTGTTTTTTCTTCAGCTTGTGTTAGCGGTAAAGCAACAGGGAAGCCTGTTGCAGATCTAGAAGACGCTAGTACGGGATTTGGGGCAAGTCCTTGTAGTGGACCTTGTAAAGCTGAACCTGATCTACCTGCTAAAAATTGCTGCTCTCTATTTGTTCTTACAATAAGTTCGTAAACCTCTCGTGTTCCGGCCACAAGTGCTTCTTGTGCCTGTACTTTTTTATTTACTTCTTGTGCACTGCGTTCTTCTAAACGCAATAGAGCTGTTTGAAGATCAGCTTCTTCCCTTCGAGCAGCTATAGTTCGACGGATACGTTCTTCTACTGGGGATTTTTGACCTACGAGTGCTCCAATCGGGGAGGCCGGGCCGGGACCTATAGGTCCAGCAAACTGAGTAGTTTCTCTAATGCCGCCTGCTGCTAAACGGGCTCTACGTTGAGCTTCTATCTGCTCCGAAATTAACCTATTTTGTCTTTCTCTAGCAGTATTTGCTTCTCCTAAAGCTCTAACATACTGGCGAACTGCGTCACGTTCTGTAATAGTGCCTGCGTTTACTTCGTTTAAATTACGTGCAGCTGCTTGAAGATTTTTATTGTAGGTATCTATGCTTTGGGCTGCACCACCAAGACCTTTATTTACTCCGGTAATACCTTGAGATAAAAGATCTACCTCTCTGCGGAAAGATTGTAAATCGCGTAGACCCTTTACGCCAATTTCAATATCAGCTCTGTAACCGGCCACGGTTTTCTAGTTACTGTCTGTGCTTCAGTTTAAGGCGTAAAAAAGCCGCCGGGTTAGCGGCGGCGTTTGGCCTTCTCCATGGCCTTTTCTTGGTCCTCGTTCAGGATCTGGAAGTAGGCGCTCCAGCCGAGGAGTTCTTCGGCCGTCATCTTGGTCCGGATTTCGCTAAGGGTTAGCCCCAGCTCTTTGGCAACCCCAAATTGGAGTAGGAGCCAGTTGTCCTTGCGAATCTCGGCGCTCAGGATTTTGGGTCGATCGGCTCTTGGTCGTCGGTGAGGATTGCCAGCATCAAAGACTGCAGATCTTTATCCTTGACTTCGTTTTTAAGAACGTCGATCTCGCCAGGGCTAAAGAGTTTCTTGCCGGATTCGTCTAGTGCTTTTGCGATAAGCAGCTGCAGTGCAAAGGCGTTGGCGTCGTCAGACTTTGCCTGCTTTTGAGCGCGTTCGCGTTCTGCTGCAGTCAAAGGGCTGACCCACATCTCAAAGATGCTGCCGTCCGAAAGTTCTACTTCCCTTTTGGTTGGTTCGAGGTTGGCTGCCTTGCGCAGGCGGTCAATCGCACGCACTGGAATGGAGGCGGGCATGTAATCCTTACGTTCTGGTTCTAATGTAGCGCATTACAAATAAAAAGCCCCAACCGAAGTTGGGGCCCCACGCACTTGATTTCTAGCTTATCAGGAGCTGGTGGAAAGGTCGAAGACCGGGGTGCTGGCGGGACGGAAGTTGACAGTCACAGACTGTGCATCGTCCGGGTTTACGTTCATGCTGGCCGAGGTGATCACAGCGTCGAATGCGATCGAGCGGCTCAGTGAATCGTTAAGAGTGCCGCCGGTGAACACGCGATCGGTGTACAGCTTGAACGAAGCGCCGGTTTGCTGGCGTTGCAGCACGTCCTCGATCAGGCGGTTGGACAGTGCGAGTTCTTCGTCCGTCATGTAGGCGGTCGCAGAACCAGTGCCGTCGCCGAAACCTGGGATGTAGGTACGGAAGGGCACGTACTGACCAGGGGTTTGACCGATGGTTGTTACGTCAATTTCGGCCCTGGTGATCTCAAAGCTCCAGTCGCGAACTTGGCCGACTACTTGGTAGTCGGAGTAGGCGATCTGGAACTCGTTGGAGCCTGTGGCGGTGCCATCATCAGTGATGGTGATGGTGCCGCCGCCTTCGGTTGCGGAGACCTGCAGCACGCCAGTCGATGCTGCGTAAGCGATCACGTAGTAGGTGGTTGCAGGGCTGATGCCTGCAGGGAGGGTGCCGGTGCCGGCGCCGCCGGTCTGGCTGTTCACCACGCTGAAAACAACGGGGTCACCAACGCGGAAACCAAGATACGGAGCGACGGTGATCTCGTCGTTCAGGGTATCTACGTTGGTCTCGCCGAATGTGGCGACGGTTCCAGCGGGTTTGTAGTAGAGGGCGCCGGACGTGCCGGACAGTACGGTCGATGCCATTGGCTTACCAAAATGGACGGTGTGGGCGGGCACTGCCCGGCTTATTACAGGTTAGCGC